TAAAAGCAAACATTAGTAGTGGAAGTGTAGGACATGGACTTAATGCTGTTCCATCGTTAATATTCACTAAATCCCTTAATACTGGTAATTGGATCGTACATGGTAATGTTTTCTCTAGTCCTGCATCAAATTATTTAGTACTTAATTCTACTGATTCAGTATTTACTAATACCAGTGCTTTTAATAACACAGCTCCAACATCATCAACGTTTAATTTTAATGCAATTCATTTTTATGGAGGCAATCGAGACTGTGTTAGTTACTGCTTCGCACCTGTCGAAGGCTATAGCGCGTTTGGTAGTTATGTAGGTAGCGGAAATTCTAATGGTCCATTTGTTTATACCGGTTTTAGGCCAAGGTTTATATTAGTAAAGGCATTAAGTACTGTCAGCTATGGTAACTGGGTAATGCATGATACAGCTAGAAGTGCTCACAATGTGTCTACTACTAATTTATATGCCAACCGCAGCAATCCTGAAGATACAAGTTATTGGTTTGATCTTCTTAGCAACGGATTTAAAGTAAGAAGCAATGCCTTCGATGGAACAAATGGCTGGATGAGTAATTATCTTTATGCTGCTTTTGCAGAACACCCATTAAACTCTGCCCGTGCACGTTAAATTATATTATATGACGGACGCTTTTATTGGATAGAATAGAAATTGCATTGAAATAAATGTCACTTCTACTTGCGTGGATTATGAGTTGCTCTCAATATCACGGAGCAATTGAACGGTTATATAATGATCCTTATTTCCAACTACCGGAGAATCAACACCAAAGAACAGAAATACACGAGCTGTTTAAGACACGCACAATGCCTGAGTGTCTTGAAGTGTTCTCTTAAAGACCAAAGCGCTTGGTTAGTTCACGCTGAAGCACGGTTGAGACTGAAGGCAGCTGCTGCTTCAACAGAGCCATGGCATCTGGTGAAACACCTCTAGGTCCCAGGTACATGTTGCGGATCGGATCGTCATGCAGAGTCTTGACGAGCTGAACCGACCTGGGAGATGACTCTGCCTGATTTCCGCTTAACTCCATAATGGGTTGAGCAACCCAGTCAGTCCGGCCTGGTTTGTGAGAAATTCGGCTAGCAAAAGTGGGGACTCCTCCTTCAAAGCGACTTGCAGGAACTTGTTGTGCAATCTTTGCGTAGAAGGGATCGACGTTGAGTTCCTCGAAGCGTGGGCCAAACTGAAGAGGATTCATCATCTCTGACATTTCCCAAGCACGGTAGCCGCCCGGAGTTTGGTAGATCCTTAGCTGGGATTCAGGATGATTACGTACATAATCTCTGGTCAGTTGCTCGACATCTCCGAGATTTTGAATCGTTGTAGCAACTGGGTTCTGGTGATATGGATCAGGAACATCCCAGTCCATCATCGGCGTGTTGGCAAGACGGATGAATTCCCAGTCAGTTGCTGGTCCGCCAGTCGGAGCAGCTTTGACCTGACGTTTGTAGAAAGCGTCATCCGCAAGGGGCATCGAAATCTGTGGCCTGCGTCTGACATTGGCCAAATTGGTTGAGAGACCAACCTTGTTAAGTAAAAGGTCCAACTCAAAGGCACCTACATCAACAGGTTGGTTTTCTCTTCGACGCTGAAGCATAAGCGCTTCTTGGATAGCACGAAATGTATCAGGTGAGGAACCTAAATTTAATGCGGCTACCGCAGGATCGAGTGTATATCTTGATCGAGGAGTATAAAGCTCTGCTGCTTCTTGTACTTCAGTAAGAGGAAGTGTCTTACTCGATAGGAGATTGCTTGCGAATCTTTTGATGCTCATTATATCTACGCGTATGTCGTTTATGTGCTAGATCCCACAAACGCTGTAGACGCTCATAACGCTCATGATCTTGAGCGATAGATGCATCCCAGAGAGCGTTATCAATAGCGCTCAAAAGTTTGCCGGATTGTTGAGAGAGTTTGAATAAATCCATTTTAACAATTAGTGAGTGTCTGCCCAGGAGTTACCAATATCAGATGCAGCTGTGATCGGTACTTTGAATTTATAGTACTGACCTGCCTTAGGAGCTGCATCGACAAGGATCTTGGCAACACGATCTGCTTCTGATGGCACGACAGAGAACTGTTGTTCATCATGCACATAGGCACATCGGGTGTAATCAACGTCGTAAGTTAGTCCGGCTTCATCAAGCATCTCCTGCCCAATGACGCACCACCTTTTGCTCAAAATTGCACCTGCACTCTGAAGCAAGAAATTGAGCGAACTATGTTCTGCTCGACAATAAATAGGGCGACCATCTAGACCCTTAATGTAACCATATTCACGCACGCGCTCTTTGACAGCATCAACCAAAGGCTCAAGTCCAGGAATGGCTTCGAGAAATTTTCGACGTAATTCTTGTCCAAGACTCTTTTTGGCTGCGTCAGAATATTCAGGCTTCACAATGTGGGCCAACTTAACATCGCCAGCCCCATAAATAAACCCATAAGTTAAATTTTTCACAAGCTTCCTTGATACAGGAACCTCTGGGGTACTTACCCTGTCAGCATTCTGTTGATGAATGTCCCCATTGATGACAACATCAGCAAAGGCTCCCCCATCGAAGCGGTGGAGATAACCCCCTAAGCAGCGCAATTCGAGCCCTTCCAAATCACAACCAACCATGACATGGCCCGGATGAGGGACGAACAACTTACGTGCCCAAGGTGCAGAAACTGTCTGTCCGAGGTTGGGACCCCGATGGACATTTCGCGAAGTTTGTGTAGCAAGTATGCAGCTGTGATGGATGCAGCCATCATGCTCAATCGTGTTGAACCAGCTGTTACTTCCCTCAGAAAGCTGACCTAACCACTTTTGAAGTGTGAGTAGCCGGATGAACATTTCACACTCGTCGTGAAGCAGCTTGTTGTCTGACTGCAGTGCTTGTACCTGGATCTCACTCAGAGAAGCTTCGTCTACTTGGGGCTTGCCGGTGTTGGTCACCTTGGTGAAGCGAGCATTACGGAACTGCTGCAGTGCCCAGGCGATGTTCTGACGGCTGGTCGGATTAAACGTCTCCAGCTTGGTCAGAGGAGAGCCAGCGACGTAGCCCTTCTTCTTATCAGCACGCTTGGGGGTGAAGACCTTGCCAGGCACATAAGGGAACTTGACCAGGATCTGCCTATGTAGCTCGTCGAATTCACCTTGAAGCTCTCCACGAACTTCAATGGCACGCTCCATGTCAAAGCGAAAACCACTGCGCTCTTGGACGGCCATCAGTTCAGCCATCCGCATTTCGAGTGCGACGTAATCAAGCATCGGTTTTCTCCTTGTTAAATCCGAATGGTCCTGTTTCTTCTTTTTTGGTGACACGAAGCTGCTGAGCAAGCTCGGCCACTGACTTCATGACCTTGAGGACGTCTGTTATTTCCGCATCAGGAATGCGAGTACGGACTTCAAACATCAATGGAAAAAAGATATCGCAGGCTTCAGCGACTTCTTCGACGGTCAGGGGTGAATTATCAGCCATGGTTGTTCATCCTGTTGGCGAGATGTAGATAAAGCATGTGAGTGACCAGAGTGTCCTGCTTGCAGTACTCCAGCATTTCTGGGGTGTATTTATCCCAAGCATTTGTCTGCTTGCCATAGTCACCCTTGAAACAGCGAAGGCGATAGCCCCACGATTCCAAACTGTGTGATCCATAGAGCTTGATTGGCATACCTTCTGGTTGCCGCTCAAAGTCGCGATCACGAATGTGCGGGTAGTAAAGCCTGCTCAGAACAAGCGTGTCGATCTTCTCTCCCTTGGGATCGAGATCGGGATAACGCTCCTTCAGAAGGGGGATATCAAAATTCAAGATATTGTGCCCAATGAGGACATCAGCATCCATGATTTGATGGACTCCCTTGAGCAAATCTCGGTCGGGTTGATGGTCATAGACCATTGCCGTATCTGGATCAGATAGATCACGAGACACGATGCAATGAATCTGAGACCCTTTCCTGAGGAGACCTGTCGTCTCCAAGTCAAAAATGAGCTCAGTCTTCATCGAGGATTTCCGATGTCGTTTGTGGGTCGTAGTCGTCTGGCCTATAGGCATCAGTGAAAAGAGTGGTATCAACTTGCTGATCAAGGGAATCCTGAGCATTGACAGCAAAACGAGGATCTTCGTTATCGAAGATTGGCTCGATCGCCATGCCCACCTCGCGAGCTAGTCGCGCTGCACGACGAAACTCATCCTTATAAAAGGGTTCCCAATCATGCGCCAGTACAAAGATCTGCCTGATCCCCATTAGATGGCACTGAAAAACAGAAACCGAAAATGGGTAGCGGGTGGTATAGACCACAGCACCTGTTGTAGGCGTGCCTCTTTTACAAGCAGCGGCAATTGCGTAGGAGACGCAGTCAATCTCAACTTTGGAGTGAGTCAGTAAAGAACGGCCATCGCCAATGATCTCGCGATCACGCGTGATGACACAGCCTCCTTGAATTTTTGGATGAGTGGATGCGTTGCTAACGACTTTCGCAACATCCATAAAAAACTTCTCCTTGTTTTTGATATAGGTTGGATCTCCTTTTGGACTAGGCATATCTCACATCCATACTGATTATTCCTTATATTAAGGACGTCAAATAAGACATGTGGGATATATCCATGATGTACAAGGAGTTGATTTCTGAAATGGAAACATATGACAGATTCGAGATGGAATCCAAGCACGCAGACAACGATAAGTGGCTGCAGCTAGGACAAGAAATGGTTGACCACCCACCGCATTACACAAGTGGAAGTCAAGAAGCGATTGTCACCATTGAGGATGCCATTGCTTCGGCTCCTAGTGTAGTGGTTGGTATGCTTCAAGGTCAAGCACTTAAATATTTACTTCGGCTTTGGCATAAGCAAAACGCAACACAAGATGCACGCAAAGCCCTTTGGTACTTGAAGCGGCTCATTGAGAAGTTAGAGACTGAGATTCGATAAAATAAAAAAGCCCGCGTAAGCGGGCTAGCAGCGACGAAAGAAAATATCTGACCCGCGTATCTGTAGAGTCTCGTGTTCCAGGATGTGTGGCTTGATAAATTCAAGCGTATCAGTAGGGTCGAGGATCTGATGAGTAAAATAAAGAGAGATTCCTTCAGAAAGTTCGGGAACTGAAGGGTCATACCAGGCAATTACCTTGAGAGTTTCCCAAGGTTCAAAGTTAAGCCTGATCCAACTGTTCAGCTCTTCTAAGCGCTGGGCAGTTTTTTGTATGTGCGCTTCATGAGCCAAGCACTGGGGAGGAACAGTGCATGCATCCTTCCAGCTAAAAATCCCGTCCTTAACGATTAAACGGCAAGGATGAATTAAAGCTCCAGAAGGGAGAGCCATTAGAAAAGAAGGATCGATATGCTTTGGCATCAGATATCACCCTTGCAATCCTCGTAGTATTCGAGATCTTTGATCCAGCTGTCCCCTGCATATTCGCTGTAAATCACTCGTCCGATGTCACGGAAAGTGTCATGGAAAAGAGTTACACGATCAACATCAGAGATGACTTGATCAAGAGGGGGACCATAGATCAAGCAATTCCATGTACTGGGGCATACGGGTTCAAATCCTTTTGCAGTGGCACGGAGTTGTTTGACACGCTTAAAAGGAATACAAACTGGATAATCCCAAATAACAGGAGATGCCCGAAGTATTTCTGATGCACTTGTGAAGTAGACAAAGCTTTTGATATGACCATTGCGATATTCGCTAATAGTCTTGTTTAGCCAAATACGAGAATTACGAACAGCTCCCTTAGGAGCCACCCATACATTCCCATGCCATGTTTCCTGAAGAGGATTAACTTCTACAGAAGGAATAGAAGTAGCGTCCACAAGTACTTGCTGAACGGGATCAGAAGTAGGGTCATAATCAATAGACCCCATAACAGTACGTGCACGTTCAATAATCTGCGGTGTTGGATATAGAGGAAGCTTTAGACCAGAGGATTGAAGCTTATCCGCTAAATTCTGATGCGATCGATCGGAAGCTTTCTTGGCTCCCTCCTGCTTCGAGACTAAATGTTCTTGTTCCAGCATCACTGATTAGTGTAATTAAAACATTTTTGGACCAGTCGTTATCGTCAATCTCTTCGATGAGTTTGCGGAGAAACTCAACGATTTCACTGTCTTCAGCAGACTCAGCAGCGACAATATCTTTTTCGACATCCTCTCCCGACATAAAGACGGTTGAGTCATTGCAGAGATTAATAACCAAGGAGCCTGCCCCTCTGGTATTGACTCCATTGATCGCAATATTAATGAGATCAGTCAGAATCAATTCAGCGGTGGTGGCGAGGAACTTTTGTTCCTGCTCCTTTTCATCTCCCCATTTGTCGGATTGAATTAATTGCTGGAGAAGATCTGTGCGACGAGACATTCATAACGACAAGACTCTTTAATTACATTAAGCGAGATTGTTTATTTTTGTGGATTATCTTCAGACTCTTCCCCATGATCAATTGTTTGATCAAAGAAGTGTTCTCCTTCCTCTTTTAGTTGACTGATATGAATTCCGCCAAGCATGTCGGTAATAACAGTGTCAAGGCGATCAGCAAAAGCAGCGTTTCCATCAAAGAACAATCCAGCACGCTGAGCGAGCTCATCAGAATCCATGAGTTTTTGTTCTTCCTTGAGTGCTTCTTCAACAACGTATTCAGACACCTGCTGCTTGAGAGTATGGATCTGAACAGCTAGCTCAAAGCTTTCAATATAGCTTTCATCATCTACAAAGACTCCAATATTTTGAGGAATAAGGTGAAAAGGATTGCAGCAGTACTTGTTGCCACAAGTAGTTTTGACCCCGGTGTATCCCAGATCGCCCCATGTAAACCACATAGCAACGCGCTGAGGATGATGCTGAGTGCTAGTGCTGATTCCATGTCTCCTCCATGCGAACTGTGGTTGGCCTGTCTTCTTGTTGATGCACCCATTCCAGTTCCAGCATTCATCAGGTTCACCAATGTCAACCTGTGACCAGAATTTCAAGGCACGTTTACGGTGCTTATGCAGTAGGCGAGAGATATCGAAACTCAATCGACCTTCTCTCGCGGCTGCCACGCAACGGGTACAAGCCTGATGACTGTCGTACCTTGTGCTTTGCGAAGAAAATCGCCCTACGGAATGCCCTGTGTAGATGCATAGCTCTCCATTTTCTGATGTATTGGAAAGCTGTTGTTTGCGTCGACCATAGGCATGGCCCTGGCCGCGAGATTTTGCTTCAGACATTAGCTAATAGGCTTTATGGCGTTGTAGTTACCCCCTAATTTTGGGTATTGCTCTTCAATAGGAAGAGGTTCAATCAGGGGATTGATCATGTACTCGTAACGAGTGCTGTTTTCGTACTTCAGACGAACAAGCTGAGCACGAGGTGAATAATATTCGGGACGTCCTACAACAAGTGCAGTCAGTCCGTTTGGAATGACACGGACACGTTGTCCGATCTTGATATCTTTTGCGAGCATTTATAGACATCATCTTGCCAAGTAAAGTGTAATCAAAAAGGATTCATAATGTGGTCTTCGACAACAGGATCATTTTCAGGTCGTTGCCATAGACGTACAGATTTCATATTCCCTGTTGCTTTGTCTTTGCGTGTTGTATTGAAACGACGCCAACCCAAAGTTGTTAGAACATCAGCAACACGTCGAGATGCACGGCGGTCTTGCTTCGTTGGATCCAGATTCAATGCACTGGACAAAACATCAACAGATTTAGTTTCTTTCTTATCGGATACAAATTTGGCAATGATGTCTAGCCAAGGATCAGGATCACCAAACTCCTGAATGTAGTCATTGATTTGGTTGATCTCATCAGAATGGAACTCATAGCGTGTATGTTTTCTATACGCCTGAATAGCAGAAGCCCAAAGCTGGTCACGCTCCTCAGCAATACGATCAAACGGAATTAAAAAGCCGTTGGGAATTTCAAGTGGAATGAAGCGTCGGTTACCAGTACTATCAACCAAAAATTGGTTCCTATTGGTGGTTCCAATCATGATGAAACGACGCCTCAGCTTCTCAGGAAGCATTGCGTAGGGTTTTCTCGTCTCGTCGGTACGAGTTGTGATCAAGTTCTTAAAGTTCTCAATGTTCTTAATCGAGAAGTAGTTATCAATCTCTGGCAGCTCAAGCAGCCATGCCGTATGAAGGCGGTACTGCTCCTTCATCAAGATCTCCAGAGGAGTAGTGACCTCTGCGAATAGATCGTTGGGAACAAGGTTGCGGCTGAACATTGACTTACCTACACCCTGGGCACCAACGAGGATTGGGATCCAGCTCATGCTGCAGCCAGGGTCATAGGCACGAGCAACGGCACCGATCATCATTCGCTGCATGATCAGCGTTGCTAGGCGATGTTCATTGCCAAGAAACTCTTTCCCACAGGTGTCCCACTGGGGGTGAGGTACTGCTGTAGATGCACATTTATCGAGATACTGTTTGATTGGGCAGAAGGTATTGATGTTTGCTGCGTAGAGGACTGCGTTCTTGCAGCGTGCTTCTGGGATAAACACACCATGCTCGACAGCAAACTTGGTGGTCATGATTTCGATGTCGTTGCCCTGGAGCGCTCGACGCTGACCGTTGTGATCTGTGTATTCCAACTGAGAAGTCAGAAGATTTTTACCCAGATCAGGAAGCAGAGTTTTGATCGTTTCAAAGTCCTGCATGCGTTCTTGCGAAAGATCGCTGGTGGTCTTCTTCGGACGGCCCCGACGCTTGGGTGCAGCATCTACATCAGGTGTGGGCTCGACAATGTCAGTGAAATCCATCGGTTTGGGTGAAATATCTGTGCTCGTGAAGATGGGCTCGGGATCGCACTGGGAGTAACCAGTGGCAGATCCTTCTGCTCTGAACTTGAGTTCGCTCGGAAGCTCCAGCCTCCAGTTGGCGTTCTGTTTCTTGGCAATCCCGTACAGACGTTTGTGGCCGCCGAATTTGCCAATGCCTTTCCATTTGAAGGGCATCATGTTGGCTGGTTTGTGGCCGTGATGGCCACGGGAAACCCAGTCAACCCAGTTGTCAAAGATGCCCTCACCAATCCCGGCACAGGCAGCAAGAACCTGGACATAACCAGATCGGTTGGAAGTAGCGCCGTCTTCATACTCACCGTCCTCAGTGACGTGAATGAAGTGATCAAGCAACCACTGACAGCGTTTGAGGTCGAGCTCAGTGATGTCTGACCTGATGAACTCAACGTCCTCCTCGATCTCGATGGTTTCAAGAATCTCGGCAGGCACCAGCTCGTAGCTGTCTTCGTTGTTAAACCACGTCAGCGCATTGGTGTTGCCGTACCAAAGACGTTCCGGCTTCTCGCCACAGTTGTCTTTAAGCCGTTCAATCCCGAGATCAGCAAGCAGTCTGCTGACAATGAAGTGGTAGGCAGCCCTGTGCTGAGCTGTGGATTGGAGCTCAAGCCCCAGGGGGAAGAGGGCGCGAAAGCGGTGAGATTCCTCGGTGTGACTACAGGAGGTGTAGGTCGCTGCACACCAGCTCAAGGCAGTGGGTGCATTCCAAAAATCCAGAAGGGTTGTATCGCCATCGATATCGACAACAACAACGTTGCTGCCTCGTGCATTTTCAGCAAGACGGTGGCGTCCAGCAAAATGGGTAGCGCACCAGCCATGGCCAGCAGCTACCCACTTCATAAGGAAGTTAAGTTCAGCGAGTTGTGGAGACCAACCTTGAGAAGGTTTAGCCTCCTTGTTCATCATCTCCTGATGAATTGACACCCTGAGTTGCATTATCCTCCATCTCGTGAAACTGTTTAGCTCGTTTTAGAAAACGAGATTCATATAACTGCATCTGATCACTATCAATGAAAATGCCTTGGGTCGTTTCTTCGGTAGAAACAATGATCAAGGCAACATCACAGAGGAAACCAGTACGTTCATTCAGGGCAAGCCTGTACGCAGCCATTTGCTGAGCACATTTTTGAAATTTCCTGAACCCGCCAAAGCCCATGCGATCTCCCCTTTCAGGGAAAGTATTTGAATATGGGCCATTGCTTGTCTTGAAGTCAGCGATCACCTTGACGCCGCCAATCTCCCCGATCAGATCGGGGCAGCCTGCGTAGAGGTGTTCGGTAGACCAGACATAGGCAACTTCCTTATCCTCACTTCGCAGGTGATACCAATCCTTTCGGAGAGGTCTCTCTGACCAGTGGATCGTATCAAACCAATCCAGGTATTGGTTCATCCCATTCCAAAAACCTTTGTAAAGGTCTGGGCACTCGACGGGAATACCGCGAAGGTAGTCCTCGCAGCACTTGTGGATAGCCGTACCACGGGTAGAAGCCTCCTCAAGTGCGCCTGGATTGTTTTTTTGCCAGGTGCGAAGTCCGGCTTTACTTTTTTCAGACTCAGTAGCCGAAAGTACCGTAGTAACAGAAGGCATATAGAGACCACTGCAGAGATACTTTCGGTAGCCGGAATCAGTCTGAATACGGTATGGGCGATTAGTAGTCACCCTCTTCTACCTCTGGGCGCTGCGCTTGGAAATTTGCGCTGTAATTTGAAGGTTGGGTTTGGACTTGAAACATCTGGTACATCTGCCCCACTGCGTTACCAACCGCTTCTGTAACTTGACCGCAAGCATCCACTTGTTGGCGAAGTTCAGAGACTTCTTGCCGCAGTGCAATGACGTGATCCATCAGTGATGGAGCTTTCTGTTGTGGTTGAGGCTGTGGTTGAGGAGCAGGAGTACTGATTGCAGCTTGATGAGGTGACTCGGCAGGAGCTGTACCAGCATTCGCTTGAGCCATGATCTGAGCCAAGCGGGCCTTCATTTCAGGAGGCAGATTGTCGATGGAACTAGACATAATTAGACCTTGGAAATATTGGACATGAAGATGGAGTGAAGCTGCTCGTAATTAGCAGCAGACTCTTGGTGATATTTCAGCCACGACTCAATTGCTTGTTGAAATCCTTCCATAATTCGGAGGCCAACTTGCGGGTCATACCCGTCTCCTGCATCAGCAATGATGTCAGAAAAGCAATTCGAGAAGTATTCGACAGTCCCGTACTCAGGACGCGGGTAATACGTCATGATCAGAACTCCGCTTCAGCAGGAATGGCTTTCTTGGATTGCTTAGGAAGCACCGTTGAGCCGCGCTTATCAACGCCACCAGCAGGGAGACCTTTCTCTTCAGTGGACTTGCCATCAAAAGGATCCTTACCCTCGAAGTAGTTCGGGAGCCAAATGGAATCCTTGTCTTTGCCCCACTGCTTCTTGATCTTTTCAGGCACAGGGCGAACCTTCGGCAGGATGCTGTAGGTGGTTTCTAAGCCAGTGCCCTTTCGAGTGATCTTGATGGAGAAATTAGCGAGGCCCTCGTCAGTCCAGGTGTAATCCTCTGCTTCTTGAAGGATCTCAGTGAGCTGTTCGCGCAGAGATTTCTGCTCGATGAACATCACTTCCATACGCCCACGGGTTGCAGAGGTGGCTACCCAGGCGAGGAAACGCCGGGGCTTGACGTAACTGCCATCGATTTTGGGTCGATCTGCTTTGGACCAGTCGGTTTCTCGGGCGAGGTCGTCAGGCTGTCCAGGGTGGCTACGAGTAACAACGTAACCATTGAACTTAAGATCACCAGTGGAAGGGTCTTTCGCTTCTGATGCATATTGCCAACCAACGATTGCGTGTCCTGTTTCATAGCAACCCAGAAGTCGGAACTCCTCAGAATCGCCGTCCCCAAGGGATGATGGTTTCCAATAGGGCTGTGGTTCTTTAGTTTCAATTTGATCCTTATTTTGTTCTAGTAGTTCAGGTGGAAGTACTTGAAGGGCCATATTGATTTGTCATTGACCTCCCAAATATAGTGATTAAGTTATATCGGCGTGGGGTAAAAGCAAAAAAATACCCCCCGTATGGAGGGTAAATCTATGTCTCCTGCGAACATCTATGTATTCCTTAACCGTCCCTGAGGATTGGCATGCAGGATGCAGATATTATGAGCCTCTGTGGGGCTTGATATCAATATCCTGTTGGAACTGGATCGATCTGTCCGTACCCCGCCGCAGTGCTTGACGGCGGTGTTGTTGTGTTGCTCCGAGGCTTATCTTTTCGAGTAGTGAAATCAGTCGCGACAATAGCTCGATAAGGATCAGCACCATCTTCCTTACGGTATTCACGCATATACCCTTGAACACAAACAGGGCGTCCTGAGCGATACCGATCCGTGAGCTTCTGCTTGCGGGCGTCGGGTACTTCCATGAATAGCCAGGTTGTGACGTCGCTGTTGTCGAGGGAGGTTCCGATTTTGACGAAACTGGTGCGACCTTCTCCTCGATCCGATGGCTCTTTCTTTCCAAAGAAAGCGCTGCCGAGCAGGACGTGATTGCAGTACATGCTCTGCGGAATGTTGCTTTCAATCGTTGAGACAATGACATCGAGAGGTTGAGAGGGGTCATCCCCGAAATAGATTTGGCCTGAAATCAAAATGCGGCTACTAGGGTTGAGTCCCTGGAATGCCGTTAGTTTTTCACCGGCTGCGTCGTAGCAGAGAAGTCGGACGCGGGTTTCTGAACTACTGTTGCTACTGGGGATAACAGCATCAGCACCGCGATAAGAGAGCCCATAAGCGTTGATTTGATCAGGAATATGGGATCGGAGTTCAATCGTTGCTGTGATGAAGTTCATATGTGCAGTTTTCTGTCCAATATGAGTTTACGGTTTTGATGTTGCTTGTGTGGATTCAGAAGGCCACATTGCCTCACAAATAGTGGGACATTGCTCCTTAAGAATGTCTAAGCAACTGAGAGCAATCTGTTGATGCTCTTTCTGTGTGCCATTGGCCTTCCGAAGATCAATGAAATGGAGCCATGAGCGGATATTTCCCATCATCATGACTGTGGTCACTGAGTTCATCGGAAGCACGGCACGCGCACATTCACGGGCTACTCCAACTTCAAGGAGCTGTACGTAGAGCTCCATGCTGTCGTCAAAGTGTTTCTTGATTTGCTTGTTGTAGAACTCGACGTCCGTTTCAGGCAAATCAGGAATGGAGTTTTGACGGTTGGTCTTGTCTTGCCTCCGCAATTCAGGGAGGTCAATATCCATGACCTGGGCGTAGCGCTGTGAATGTTCCTGGAACGAGAAGCTCGAATGACGAAGCACTTGGGCTGAGATCGCCCTGGTGGTTGTCACTTCGACGCACATGCAGCCCATCTGAAAGATGGACCAGTGCTTGTGCTTGATGCAGTAGCGAAGAAGTCCGGTGACATCAGGGTTGTTCTGATTCTTGGGATTCGACACGCGGGCGCAGTAGCCCACCACCTTCTCGACGTCTGGTGTGACCCAGACGAGTTTGGCGTCATGCATCAGGAGAACATCTCCTTGAGATCGTTCTCGAAAATTTCCAGCCCCTTATCGGTCAGCACATGGTTCCACATGTCCTTGAAGACCTTGGGAGGCATGGTGACGACGTCAGCTCCGTTGTAAAAACTGCGAACTGCACGGTGGGCAGTGCGAATCGAAGCAGCCAAGACCTGAGTGCGGACACCCTTGCTTCCATACAGAGAAGCGATGCCACGAACGACTTCGAGCCCTGAAACGGACTGGTCATCAAGCCTGCCAACAAAAGGCGAGACGTAGGTAGCACCAGCTTTGGCAGCCAGGATTGCTTGGGGGATGCAGAAGATGAGAGTGACGTTGGTGCGAATACCAGCTTTGGAAAGCTGAGAGCAGACCAACAGTCCGTCCTCCGTCATCGGAAGCTTGATCGTTGCCACCTCACCAAACTTCTCAGCAAGGCGATGGCCGTCTTCCAACATGGCCAAGCGATCACCGCTCACTTCCATGCTGATGTCTTGGATGCCCATATCAGCCAGCTCTTGATAGACATCGTCAGGCTTGCGCCCAGACTTACGAATCAGAGTTGGATTGGTGGTAACACCGTCAATAAGACCAGTGTCAAAGAGTTCTTTGACTTCGCCTACATCGGCGCTGTCCAGAAATATCTTCATTTTCTGTTGAAGTGTCGTTTGATATTGCGGATTCGCGTCACTGAGACGCCGTGAACAATGGCTAAAACGCCAGAGTTACGACGGTCGGCAGCGATCTGTAGCTTAACCTCTTTTGACAGAGATTTGTCAGGTTGATATGGAGCAATTGCCATCAGGCATACATCGGGAGATCTTTGTTGTTTGTCTCAAAAAACGCCGGAAATCTGGAAGAGCGCGTCTCCGCTAACTCTTCAGCCTTGCCTCGCCCATAGAGATTGTCGGAGCACTTCATCCAGAAATTGGATGACAGGTGCTTGTCCTCGCTTGAAGCCTCAAGAGGTTTCAAGACCCAGTCCATGACGTCACGGCGCATCTGATTAATGACACTGTCGGACTTCAATCCGAGTGCATTACAGACAAGCGTGTTAGCGCATACGTGAACAGTTTCGTCCCGAGATATGTCCTGTGAAATCGTTCTCAATCCTGTATCTCCCAGATAACGGAACATAGGAAGGAGCACAAAAAATATGCTCCGTTCAAGAACGACAGCCTTCAGGATTGGGTGACGATCCAGTTCAAGCCAAGCTTTCTGAATACGAGCAGCTTCGTCTTCAAACTCCTGAGGAACAGGATGAGCTGCCGCCGCAAAGTTCAGCGCCTCGTCGTGATTATTTTCATCGACGATGTTGCTTTGCAGAAGCTCCATGCAGCCACCGGACTGAGAGCCCTGGGGGAGCTCACGCTTGGTGGCGTCAGTAATGAAGTCAGCAACTGGGATTTCAAGACAGCGGAGAGACAAAGCGCGTTGCACTACCTCTTCTCCACCCGCCTTGAGCTTGCCCTGAGTGACAGGGACAGGCGTCCAAGTGCGCTTACGGTTCAGTAAATGCAGATATGGGGTGGTCATGATGAAGGAAAAGGTAGGGTTTATTCAGCACAGCTCAAGCAAATATCATCACTAGCAAAGTCATCGTTAACGAGACCTAGCTCCTGGAACATGTCATCAAGAGCGACCATGGCGTCATCTTTTGCTTGAGTGTTTTGCTTGACTTGCAGTGAGTAGTACAAGCTGGTTTGTGGGCTATCGAGCCAACGCTGCACGAATGCCTCGTCGTAGGTAACGCAATCGCTCCATGAGTTGAACGAATACCCATGGAACAGGCCTGTGCGTTGATAAAGCTCACAGATTGCATTGACAGCACGGAAGTAAGTGTCAAAGCCAACCATTTCCGCTGTCTCGACATCACCGTATGAAACGGTGGTCACACCAAAAGAAGAGGAATCTCTATCAACGACACGGCCAATTGGCGGTGCAATTTCTGGTGCGGTGGTGTTGCCAGCGCGATCCTTATAACGGAACGAACAAGAGGCAGTTGGTGCAATGGAAAAAGCACGTTCCATGCTTGCAGCCTTGGCGATCTCAGCTGCTCGCTCGATGCCCTCTGCGAGAGCTTTCACAATTCTATTAGCGGCAGGAGTCACCAAAAGATCTGCTTGAGAGCCCAAGTAAAGCTCAAGAGCATCTGCAAACTGAGCGTAAGTAACGCCCTCCAGAGCAAGAAGGTTTGCCAGACCAATCATGCCGAGGCCGACCTGACGATCTTCCCCAGGTGAGCGATACCAACCATCCTGATCAACCCCAGTCATGCCATGGAGATTGACCAGCTGAGTCATACCATCAGCAAATGCCTTAGGAATATCTTCGACCTGCCCTCCAGAGACGTTTATGTGCTGTAAAAGGCAAGTGCCCCTATTTAAAAGTCTGACTTCAAGGCAAACATTTAAATGAAGACGATTGCCATTTTTGTCATAGTCAATCTTGCCGAGCCAGATATCACCACGGGCAATGCCTTTAAGCAGCTCATTGCGAACATCAGCAGGTGCAGCATCCCAGGTTTCCTGAGTAATGCTCACACAGCGCTTGACCCACTGGAGCTTGTCCCGCCCCATGGTGAGAAAGTCCAGGATGTCAGGATGGTCCAAATCCTGATGAAGAACAATCGCACCTGACTTGTAACGGTTGCCCTTCTTTACTGCATCATTGATGGCCGAATAGATCGGCATAAAGGCGTTGGGACCAGAAGCGATCTTGCCGGTGGATCCAACGGACCCCTTGGGACGCAGCTTGTAGAGATGAATAGCGACACCTGCCCCATTCTGAAGGGCGTATGTCGAGAACAACCAGCTGTCAGTAATGCCATTGATGCCCCACATCGAGTCTTCGACGACCGTGATTGTGCAACTGACAGGGAGTGCATCAGTGGGATCATCAAGCCAGTTTTGAACACGCCCAG